CCAAGTTTGGAGTGACGAGCGTAGGAGAATCCGCAAACACTGCGGCGCCGGAACCGGTTTCGTCGGTCAAGGCACTGCGCAGATTCGCGCTGCTCGGTGTCGCAAGGAATGTTGCGACGTTCGAACCCAGGCCGCTTATGCCTGTTGATACCGGCAGCCCTGTGCAATTCGTCAGGACGCCCGCCGACGGCGTTCCGATGTTCGGTGTGACCAACGTCGGCGAATTCGAGAATACGACGTTGGCGGAACCCGTAGCGCCCGATGATGTGACGCCTTCAACGGTGAGGTGCCGTATGGCGAGATCTGCGAGTCCGCCGCCGCCTGCCTGATTGATCGAGAGAACCAGACCGCTACGTGAAACGCTGACGTGGGAGTTTGTTCGTCCGCCGAAGTAAGCCAGATCGCCGAGCAGCTCCAGTTTCTGGATTGTCATCACGCGGCTGGCATCGAATACCGGCACCTCTTCGTAGGTGACGTTTACCGCGTAGGATTTATCGACTGTGTCGTTATTGGTGACCTTGAGATGCAGTTCCCCGGTTGCGTCCTCATCCTCGTAGACGGAGACAAATATCGCAGCCGGGCCTTCCGCCGGCGTGCCCGAGGAAAAGTCCATCGGCTCATACACGTTGCCGAGTACGGATTTCCACTTGCCACGCAGGTCGGACCCTGAGAGCGAGTCTTTGCTGAAAATCTCGGCGTTCGATTGGCCGCTGCCGGCAGAAGGAACGACCTTCAGCTTCGTAATGTTGAAGGCATTCGGAAGGCCGGTGATGTGAAGACTCGCAGTGCCGCCTGATGCCGTCGCTGATCCCGTGCTGCCGCTTGCGGTAAGTCCTCGTGCCATTTATGCCGCCATCCTTTTCCCGCCGGGCTCCTCGAGGAATACCAGGCTAACACTTCGATAGAGTTGCTTCCGATCACCGGGCGTACTCACAAGGCGCATGTACCAACCGTCGTAACGGTCGTGTCGTGGAATCACAAAGACAGGGTTTGTTTCTTCCTTCAGCGCGGAAGTGAACGACATCAGCGTGTCGCCCTCCGTGTCTGTCATCGCTGTAAACGTCACGCTGATGCGCTTCATGTCGACGATGAAGTCCGCGAAGATCGCGCCGCCGTCGGTGGTCTCCACGTTTACGTCCGAAATGTGATCTATCAAGAGCCCGGGCTCGTAGGCGATGCCGCGTGGAGTGGTCTCGACCAGGCCCAGCAGCAGATAGCCAACCTCTAGGAACCCGTCTGCATTCGATGGGTCATTGATGCGGATTCTCCAATACCGGTAGCTCTGAGACGGCGAGAGCAGCTTGAAGGACGTGAATTGGCGCCAGGTCATCGTCGTGCTGAAATCCAAGACGCTCGTCGTTGTTCCGGCATCGATCTGCACAGTTGCACTTGCCGAGAAGTTGTTATTGGCAAGGCCGATGATGTCGACTTCCCGCGCGTTGATCAGGTCAATGGTGATGTCGACGTTTGTGACAACGGCAGTATCGGATCTCCAGACCCTCGACAATCGCTGATTCTGGATGTTCGCAATCGGATAGGTCGCGTGCGAGGACGTTGCAGCGACCGTATAAATTGCGCCGTAGTTCGCTGTGTGCGCGAGGTACTTAAACATTACGGAAGGGCTTCACCGAATCGACGAGCAGCAAAAGCATTGGATTCGAGGTAGCGCGTGATCTCTTGAACTAGCAGGCTCGTGTCCTGGGATTCCTTTTGATAGATCTGAATGTAAATGTTGTTGCCGCCGCCAACCATTGCGGTCTCGTTCTCGTTGGCGCCTTCCTTGGTCAGATCGCGGCGAACATTCGAAAGCCAAGGTATGAGCGTCGAAAATGCCTGGTTCACAACCTTGGCGTTGTTGGGATCCACCGCAGCGAAGGACGCGGCGTTGTCTTGGAACTCTTCAAACAGGTTGTTGATCAGCTTGAGCCGGTTCGTCGGCGAGAGAACCTTGTCTTCGAAAACTCCGCTGATTGCGGAAACCAGGGCGTTCTGCGCCTTAACGATTTCGTCAGCTGCTTTGTGACCCGCGCCGATGCTTCCGAAAATGCTCTTGAAAAGACTGACGGCGCCGTTTGCGATATCCAGGCCCATGCTGACAGGGTTCAGTTTCGCGGCGATACCCGTAGGCGTTCCAGAAGCTCCGCCGCCTCCACCGAAGATCCCGGGCAGGCCGCCGCCAGACCCGCCGCTACCGCCACCGATGCCCAGTGAACTGAGAACGCCACCGAAGGCGCCGCCAAGATCTCCCTTGATCAGCTTGCCGATGTCGATGCTTCCGATCAGATCGGTGAGCGCGCCCTTCCAATCCGTAACGAATTTCTTTCCTGTCTCAAGGAGAGATCCGAAGGTAACGGAGACCTGGTCTGCAGCCTTCTGCGCTGGATCGACCATGATTTCCGGCAGTCGGCCGAATTCTCCTTTGATGCCTTCCATCAGGTCCGGTACATAGGAATGGCCTACGACTCGCTCATACATTCCGAGGAACGAGTCCTCGATCGCCTTGGCAAATCCGCCAACGCTGTCGCGGATCGCCTTCAGTGGCGCCGTGACGATCGTCTTAATAGCCTCCCACATCCCGCCCCAGATGGTTTTTATTCCGTCGGCAAACTTCGACCAATCGCCAGTCAGAAGACCGGTCCAGACCTTAAACGTTCCTTCTAAAGTCTTGAAGGCTGCCGACAGTACGGCGCCGACGATTTCAAACGCGGCGCGGACGTAAGGTCCAAACGTGTTCACGGCAACCCGGAACTGCGTGAGGATCGTTTCCCAGTAGATACCGAGAATCCGGGTGATCGATGGGCCCCACTCTCGCCAGATGTCCATGATGGAGTCCGCAGCTGTGCCGACCAGCTCGACAAGCGATTCCCATACCTGCATTGCCGTGGTCTTTATGGAGTTCCAGATCGGCAGTAGTGCGTCGCGGACATCTTTGTTCTTTAGCGCGAAATAGGTAATGGCGCCGACCGCTGCCGTGATTGCTGCGATGATTCCGACCGGTCCGGTCAGTACGGCACCGACGGTTCCGAGAGCTGCCGTCAGTCCTGCAGATCCGCCCAGCCAGGTGATGAGCGTTCCTATCGGCGCGATCAGCCCGGTGATGCCGGTCACGAGGGTGCCCACACCAATGAGTACCGGACCAATCGCAGCAGCAGCGGCGGCCAGTGCGACCGTAATGGCCTGTACTGGCTTTGGCATATCGGCGAACCGCTGCGCCGCCTGAGCTAGGACGTCGATCAATGGCTTTGCCGCCTCGAGGACGTTCAGCAGGATCGGTAGCAGCGCCGTTCCCAAGGTGATCGCGACATCGCCTACGCGATTTTTCAGTAGCTGAATCTGGCTTTCGAATGTGCCGTAACGTATTTTTGCTTCATCGACGAGGGCCTTGTTGGCTTCCCAGGCCTGATTGCCGAGCGCCAGCGTGTCTGCCATCAGCTGGCCGGCGCCGGATGCGCGCAACAGTGTGTCCTTGATGATGATGCTTTTGCCGATCGTGTCTTCAATTACTCCGTTGACGTCTTTGCCTTCCGCCTTTATCCGACTCAAGCCGCTGATGAACGCAATCGTCGCGCCTGCAGCGTCGGTCTGAAATTTCTGACGGAATTCTTCGGCGCTCATTCCGGCAGCTTTTGCGAAATCGGAGATGATGAACTTGCCGCTCTCCAGTTCCTTCTTCGTCAGATTGAGCGAACCCATCACCGCGTCCTGCATCTTGAGGAACACGCGGGAGATTGCCGAGCCGCCCGCTTCTGCATTGATGCCGAGAGATGAAAGGGCTGACGCGAAGGAGAGCACCTGCGCTTGAGATAGCCCTACCAGGTGGCCCGTGCCGGCGATCCGTTGGGCCATCATGATGATATCTTTTTCCGTAGACGCGCCGGCGTTCCCCAGAGCAACCAATGTGGCGCCGAATCGATCGACATCCTTGCCGGCTGCACCGAAAACGTTCTGAATCGTTGCCGTTGCCGTCGCTGCTTCGCCTGACGTCAGGTTTGTCGTGACGCCGAGGTCAGCCATGACCTTTGCGAATGCTGCAATGTCGTCCTTCTTGATGCCCAACTGGCCAGCCGCTTCACCGATTTTATTGAGCTCGTTGACGGAGATCGGGATCGTCTTCGACATCGACCTGAAAGTTGCCTCGAGTTGCTTGAATTCCGGCTCGGTCGCTTCCACGGTCTTTCGCACGCCGGCGAAGCTGCTCTCAAAATCAGCTGCTGCCTTGACAGCTAGAACACCGACTGCCACGATCGGCGCCGTTACAGCAGCGGTCAGGCCTTTGCCTGCCGTGATCGCGGCCTTGCCGAGATCGTTCATCAGGGTGATCGACGGTTTGACAACCTTCTCGAACTCCTTGAAGTCGTTCCTCGCCTGAATTATGGACTTGTTGAGATCGCCCGTCCGGAGGCTCAGCGAGACGTAGAGGCTTCTAACTGTCGCCATTCCACGCCTCCTCGATGCCGTCGCCTAGTTCTTTGCCGATCAAGTCGATGGCCTCCTCCACGCGTGCGTCATAGGCTGGGCCCATCCACGGACGCGCGGTCTGGTCGGTCGTTCCCCACTCAGCGAAACGACCTACGAATCCCCATTTCTTCGATCCAACCCGACCCTCGGCTCCCGACGCCGATTGCTCGACGACCGAGATACCCAGGTTGTCCCGGATGCGCGATCCGCCAGTTTCTGGATCATCCGGTGCCCGATGTTGCTGCTCCTCGAGCAGCGGAGCACACCCGCGACGCAGCGCCCGCGCATTGATTTGCCGTTTTTCTCCGAGGCTTGCAGGAATGTCCTGTAGGGTGTCGATCAGTTCCTGCAAACCTTCGACGGTGAATTCAGCCATGCCTTAGGCGTCCAACATTGCAAAGATCTCGTCAGGGGTTTGTTGACGGGTCAGATTTTCGGCGGGATTCTCTTTTTCTTTTAGAGCAGCATCCGCTTCGTCGTTCTTTAATTTTCTCAATGCGTAGATTTCTTGAATTTCGCGGCCATCCCAGCGTGCGAGGAGTTCATGCTTCGGAACTCCATACTCATCGGCAAGCGTCACGCAAAACCGATAGAACGGCCGCTCTTTTAGTTTTTTATGAGTTCCTCAACAGAGCCTTCATGGATACCGGAGATTCTGGCGATGATCGTGAACAGCTTGTTCACAGGCTTGTGACTCTTGGATGTGATCACGGCGACAAGCGCATCCCTGTCCGACGTCAGAGGAGCTCCGGACTCGTTGCACATGCCCATCGCTACCAATAACGCTTCTAGCTTCGCATCGGCGTTTTTGTCCATGTGGAATTCGGGCTTGCCGTCGACCACGGTTACCTTCGTTCGTGCAGCTGCCTGCCATTCCAGGACGTCTCCAGCAGACAGCGGCCGCACCCAAACGTCGATGCCCCATTCCTTCATGGGCACCTTCAGCGGTTTGCGGTCTTCGATCTGCTGGAGTTGTTCAAAGTTCATTCGCTACTCCTTTATGCGTGCGGATCAGTGGGGCTGGGATTTCCGCCGGTGATACGCGTCTTGAAGTTGATTTCCAGCAATCCCTGGGGCGAGATCGTGCCCTCGTCATAATCCAGCGACAGCACAGAGAAATACCGTACGTTGCTTGAAGGCGCCGGCTTGGTGACTCTCACGTCGAGAACGGCCTTTGCAGCGATCCACGCCTCAACCAGCAAGAGGTTTGCCGCGTTGTTCACCATGACGATCGTGACTTCCTTACCGTCCGAGAGACCGCCGATACGCTCAACGCCGGGACTGTCGAGCGTCGTGGAATCCACTTCCGGATTCATCGCGCCGATACCAGCCACGGTGCGGATGTTACCGATTGTCGTGTACGCGTCGGGACTTTGCGTTACGTCCCAGTAGGCTACCGCGACGCCCGCTCCAATCTGGGCCTCCGTGGAGTCAGCGCCGCCGGCGATGCGCGGCGCGAAATACCACAGGCCGTCGGAGCCTCGCTGCCATACTCGTTTGGGTTTCCGGCTATCGATCGACACGATGGCGCGGATTTCCGAATCAAGGATTCGTTTCATTGTTCAGTACCTCGTTTCTAAGTGGGTTTTTCGGGATTTCAGTCGAGACGTGTCGGATCAAGGAAGTGACATACAAACTCGGTCAAAAACTCGTGGCGCTGCGTCTTATCGTTCCAGTGATAGGCGTGCACTGGGCCGTCGTCGGCAGCGAAAATGCTTTGCACGGAAATCGATTCGACTGGAGACACTGTCGCGTCATTGACGGTGCCGCTGAACTCATGCAGGCGACCGATGACCAACAGGTCGACCGCGGAGGCGACACTCATCCTGTCGCTGCCTGTGAATATCTGGACCGGCTGCTCAACCAGGGCAACGCCACCGTCGAGAGTCTTTATGAGTTTTCTTCGCCCGTCTGCGGGCAGCCGATAGACCATGCCGGGGGAAGTGGTGACCTTCTGATCCCAAACGCCGGGAAAGATACGCGTGCTGACGAGTGCCGTAATCGGCGCGTGCGAAGACAGCAGGATGTAAACCGCTTGCTCAATTGTCACGTGTTAGGAACTAACGGATTTCAGAAACGAAAATTTCGAAGCCTTCATGCGTGCCGATTTCGTCGACAGCCTGGATATCGAAGACACGCGGCGTCGACGATGTTCGTGAATCCTGAAGCCAGGTGATCCGGTGAGTCTCCGGCAACGTCTGCGGGTTGATGTCG